CACCTCCATTGCAGAAAATAACTTCGTCTGCAATCTCCAAACATTTATCTATTGCACCACAGGCTGATCCTTGATCATCATCAGGAACAGTAATAACAGCATCCACCATTCTTAAATGACGAATGATCTCTGCTCTCTCTTTCCATGATTGAAAGTATTGCCCTTTCTTACGAGTCAACCACTCTTCAGTGTTAATGCCAACAACAAGAAAATCTGAAAAATCTTTTGCTCTTGAAAAATATGATATATGTCCACTGTGGATGGGATCAAAACCACCCGTTACAAGACTCACTTTTTTATAAAACATTAAATTACCATACCATGAGATTCGCGAAGTATTTTCTTATATGGGCCACCGGGATTTTCATCAATAGTCTCTTTGACCAATTTAAGTTTTTGATACAACGCACTATCACCACCTAAGTGTAATGCACTTACGATGGTGGCAAGTTCTTTGTTGTTGATAGGTAGATCCATTAGGAAAAGAAAAGTTCTAGGTTTACAGTTTTTTCAACATTCCATTCAATTGCATCAAGAATAATCTTGAGTGGTTCTAAGAATGATTTGTCAAATTGAAGGTCATGATCTATGTAAGGATCAAGACCAATCTCATGAGGAAAATCTTGTATGAATGAAATGATATTCTCATGAATAATATTTGGTTTTTTCAAATAACAAAATTTAATTTTTTCACCATTTTGAATGAGTGAATACTTATTGTCTAACTTATGTTTCTTGACATAGTGATTAAACAATAAGGCACCCCGTATATGTATAGGAGTTCCTTTTGAATAGATTGTAGAATGTGCTTTATACTTTACAACATCTGATGCTGTGCGAGGAAATGCAATCTCTTCTGGAGGTAACTTCTTAAATTCTTTTCGACATGTATCAATATAATCTATCATATCGTCTTCTGTTCCATTCATCATTATCTTAAGTGCATCTTTAATCATTGTTCGACAAGGTGCCGGAGTTGATGACTTCACTGCTTCAATACCCATCATTTTGAGTTTGGGTTCATCATATCTCACACCCTCACTATCCCACACATTTAAAATATATCTTTTCTTTGCTGTCCATATGCCACGATCTGCGATGTTCTCTCTCTTCATAAACATCTTTTGATCATAAGCATTTACGTATTTGGCCAACGCTTCATAAGAATTGTCAATATATTTTTCGAGTTCCATCTCACACACCTTATTAAGGAACGAAACGATGCTCGCACCATCCTTCTCTCGATCTTTGTATACGACCTCCACCAAAGGCCCAAGATTAAGATAGATGGAATCAGTATCTGAAGCAATAACATAGTCAACCTCCTCTGTTTTAAGTATTTTGTTTAGATAAGAGTTCATTTTGTTTTCTATCCAACGAATAGAAACCTGACCTGATAAGGTAATTGCTTCCGCATTTGCTAATTTATAATAGCGGAAGTATTGATTACCAATCGCACCATAGGCAGAGTTAAGAGAAATCTTCTTTGCCATTTGAATATTATTACATCTTGCGATTTCTTTTTCAAGTGTTTTTGTTGGTGTCTTTTCATAAGCTTTCTTTGCCTCGATCATTTTTTTCTTGAAGACCACACGATCTCCATACATTTTATCCATCAACTCAGGTAAGAATCCTCTCTTATCTTTTCGATACATTGCACCATTTGCACATACTGCATTGTCTTTGTACATTTCAAATGTTAAATCTTGATCAAGTATCTTATCTACTGTAACTGTTGGATGTTTTGTTTCAATAAGTGTTTCTGGAGATATATTATATTGCATAATCAAATGCGGATACAGTGAGTTTAAGTCAAACGATACTACCCAATCATACTTTCCGGGAATCGGTTCTTTTACATATGCACCTGCATACTTTTCTGCTTTTGATGATCGATTCTTTGGGGGAATCACAATGTTACGTTTCTTGAGATAGTTGTAGATAATTGTATCCCACATTCTTACCTGATAGAACACATCATTGTAATTAACTTTCGCATCGTAGGCCATGGTCAATGCCAACTCAATCAGTTTCATCTTATCTTCTAGGCGATCAACAAGTTCCACGTCAATGATATTGTATTCAATAAACTTTTGCCAACCTTTTGTATAGAAATCTTTGAAAGTATCAAACTCAGAGTGGTCGAGTTTCTTTTGTCCAAGTTCAACACTTGCAATATAATCCAAACGATATGACTCTTGTGCCTTATATGTAAACTTCTTATAGAGATCTAGATAATCAAGTTGTGTTACACCACCAATATCAAATGTAGTATTCTTTCGTCCATTAATGTAAACTTCTCCTTCAGATACAAGACCCCATGGAGATAATCTCTTCATCAACTTATCACCAAGAACACGATTGATTCTCTTTGCAATATAAGGTATATCATATAATTGAATGTTCCAACCCGTAACCACATCAGGAACATCTTGCATCCAGTGATTAATAAATGTGCGAAGTAAGTTCTCTTCTGTATTACAGCAATGATATGTTACATTCTTTTGTGTATTATTAAATGGTTTCATACCCCAAGTAATAATCTCTTTCGTTGTATAATCTTGTATCGTGATCGCAAGTATTTCTTCACTACAAGATTCAACATCAGGGAAGCCTTGTTCTGATGATACCTCAATATCAAGAGTAACTAATTTAATTTGACTAATATCAAACTTAACTTCATCCTCTGGATATTTTTCTGATATGTATTGATAGATATAACGATCATTTCCATATATCTCAAACCCTTCTACTTCATCATACTTCTTAAAAAAATCACGACACTCTCTTACAGTTCCCGGTTTAATAGCATCGACAGGAACACCACTTAATGTTTTGTATTTTGTTTTCTTTTTTGATCTGACAAAGAGAGTGGGGAAGAACTCATCTCTGTGTTCATATCGTTTCCCATTCTCAACACCACGAACCAGAAATTGATTACCAATCAACTGGACATTAGTATAAAATTTCATTTAAGAAGGTTTTGGTATTTCTCAAGTATAGTGGGTTTAGGGTCAACAAGAGTAAGTATCTTATCAGATGATAACATAAAAACATTTTCACTTGTAACATCAACTAACCATGGTGATAAAGTATTATTATCTCCTACGATAAATGGTTCTATTAATTTGCAATCAGGTTGGCCTATGTCAGCACCAATTTCCTCAATCTGAGATACTAATCTTTGTTGATTCATTAGAACTATCAGTTTTATCGGTGGTTTTTCCATTTAATACATCCTCTTTGTACATTGTTTCAACTTTTTCAATTGGTGTAACCATTGTAACTACCCAATCAGTTGATAGTGGAATAGCTTTTTCTTTTGCAAGAGGCATCCATGGATACATCGATATTGATGTCTCTTTTTTATTACCCTCAGTTTTTTTTGGTAATAATTTAATTACACATGGTTTTGTAAGAAAGTAACCAATGACCTTTTCGTCACTTGATATCATTTCTTTTACATCTGTAATAACATCTTCACCAGATTTGAGTAATAAAATTTTTACTGTCATTTGTATTCTTCTCTCATTATATTATAACATAAAAAAGGGGATCGTCAAGATCCCCAAGTTCCATCTCGAACTCAATTGTATTTAGAGGTAATCTTTACGAGCATGATGCTCTGGAACTACCTTTCCAAGATTGATTGAAAGAAGACCATCTTCAAATGTAACTTCTTTAATCTCTACATCATCAGTAAGTTGCCATTCTCTTTTAAATGATCTTTGAGCCATGCCACGATGAACATACTCATTTTCTTTCTTCTCGTCTTTCTTTCCTTCAACGATTAGTTTACCGTGTTCTGTGTAAACTTTAACTTCTTTCTTTTTGAATCCTGCGAGTGCAATCTCTAAAGTGGATTCGTGGTTGTTTTCTTGAATTATATTAAATGGTGGGTAAGTTACATTTGTGCTTTCCCAAAAATTCTGTATGGTTTTATCTAAACCAATGCTGTTTGTTGTTATTTTATCAAACAGTTCTGCTAAATCCTTAGCTCTATAAATGTTTGTCATA